AAACGCCCAACTGACAAATGAGTATCTAGTACCTTTCGTGCATTCCGTCACCTCATGAGGATACATAAAATTAGACGGAAACATCAATATATCTCCTGTCTTTAACTTAATTTCTTTACCCCTACAATGAAATTCTGACCCCTCATAATCTTCATTTAGATTTGCAACGATAGATACAATAGGAATACCTTTCATTTTACCATCAAAGATACTATGTATATGATCGTAATGTTTTCTCATCATAGTACCTACTTCGTATTTATTGAAACGAATAGGACTAAATTTTGATAGCCATTGACTGCCTGTTTTATCGCCTTCCCAAGAGCAGATTCTTTGATACTCATCTAGTGCTTTAATGAGAGCAGGTGTAATTTTATCTTGTTGTTCTTTCGTACAACTCATCACATCTAATTCTTTTGTTGATTCAGAAGCTGTTTCACCTGTCGTATAGTTATTCCAAGTATGTTTTTTCCACTCTTTTTTATTATTCTCGTCAATCAATGATTGACATATTTCTTTTGATATAGTATTTTTAACTATGATATAATCTTCAATTTGATTCATTCATCATTCTCCTTATATCTAAATGTGTTAGACCTTTCTCACTACCTAATGCGTCAATGCTAAATGTATTAAATGATAGACTTATTCTTTCTTCATCACCCATGTTAATAGGTACACTATGTTTTAAATTAGAGGGAAATAATATCAATTCTCCTGCCGTGCAAGGTAACAAAAATGTTTCAGCATTATATGAGTTATATTTTCTAGGATCTAATTTCATACCGTGTTGATTAGATTGAGAAAATTGTATTGGTGGTAATTTAGGGTCTTGTCTTAAATAAAACACACCACTTATAATACTATTAGGATGAACATGCTCATGATGATTTGAACCTTTAGGATTTTGATTACCCCATAGTTGAGTTATGACTAATCTCTGCTCTGAATTAATTATCGTATTACAATAATCATTAATACATTCTCCAAAAAAAGAAACTATACTCTTTAGTGATTCATGTTTCGTTAGATAAGAATCTTTTGATCTAAAGTTACCATTGGCAACTTGTGGTTTCCATTCTATACCTTCAATGTATTTTAATTCTTTTTCTATGCTGTCTTCGTATTTGTATATCTGGACTGGTGTAGGAAACACCAACAACAATTCATCTTTTTTCATCATCTAACCTTTCATTATATTATGTAAGTATTTATGCTTGTAATCCTCCGTGTGAATCAGAACCACACATAATTCCTTCTTTAACTGCACTTAAATCTCCAAAATCAGCAGCGTCACCTGTTGAAGCTATTGTTATAAACTGTAATACATTTATGTTATTAGGTGATATTCTACCTCCTACAAAAACACCTCTTGTATTATTACTCATGCCATTTGGTCCTGTTTGACCATTAAGTAAATCTCCAAAGTCTGTAGCATTACCTGTTGAAGTTATTGTTATGTAATCTATTATATTTGCAAGTGATGGTCCTGGATCTCCTCCTGAAAAAACACCTCTTGTGCTAGAAGATAGCGCACCATTTCTTGTTCTTGCCTCTGTTAAATCTCCAAAATCAGTTGAATTACCTGTACTTGCAATCGTAACATAATCCATGACATTTGATTCACCTGGTGCAGCTCCTCCTCCACAAACTCCTCTTGTTGACGAACTACAAGCGGCAGCAACCTCTCTTGCAACAGTTAAATTTCCAAAGTCTGTTCCATTACCAACTGAAGCCATTGTAATATATTCTATTTCATTTACAACACTACTTCCTCCTGCTCCTCCACCTTCACTTAATCCTCTTGTTGGACTAGATGATCCTGTTGATGCACTATTAGCTCTTGTAGATAATAGGTTTCCAAAATCAGCTCCATTACCTTGTGAAGCGTGTTCAATGTATTGAATTTGATCTACTTCTGTTGTAAGTTCATCATTATATCCACCTTGCATAATTGTTCTTGTTAAAGATGAATTAGCTGAACCAAAAGACATTGCTGTATGCATATCTCCAAAATCAGAGGAATTACCTAATGTAGGTATATGTATTAATTCTATTGTACTTTTTGGTCCAGGTGCATTATATCCACCCATTGCAATACCTCTTCCTGACCCAGGCATATAGGTTACTGATGGTCTTTGTTCATCTCCTCTTACACCACCATGTCCGTTAGAAGCAGCACCTAATCTTTGTCTTGCAGCAGTTAAATCTCCAAAGTCTGTTGTATTTCCTGCACTTTCAAATGTAATATATTCGATTACATTTTGCGAGCCTGGAGATTGTCCTCCACCGAATACACCTCTTGTTGCGTTTCCGTCACACTCTAATCCTGATTTAGCGGCACTTAAATCCCCAAAGTCTGTTGAGTTACCTGTCGTTTGAATAGTCATTTGATTAATTACATTTGTAAAAGCTGGACTACCTTGACCACCACCAATTATTCCTTTAGTCTTACTAGCCATTGCACCTGCAAATTCAGTAATTCCTAGTAGATTACCAAAGTCAATTACATTACCAGTACTAGCTATCGTGACAAATTCTTGTGTATTTACTCTTGCTGATGGAGTTTCTCCACCATTAAATACTGCTCTAGTAGGATCAGCAAGTCCAGCAGCACTAAAATTAGCAGTACTTAAATTTCCAAAGTCTGCAAAATTACCTAATGAGGCATTATTGACATAATCTATTACATCATATCTTGTTGAACCCCCATATCCTCCGCCAGCAAGTGTTCTTATTCGATTACTAGCATTACCTGTTCCATATCTATTAGCAGTTAAATCTCCAAAAGTAGAAGTATCTCCTGTGGTCAAAAAATTCTTTTGACTACATTCATTGGCTGCATTGCCGTGAGCTATCAATGTGATTCCACCAGAACCACCAGAGGTAACCATTGTGGTCACTAAATCTCCATAGTCTGTACCGTCACCAGTTGTCGATATCTCAACAAATTCAATTACATTAGAATTAGCACTTGATTGCCCACCAAGAAAACAAAGTCTACCTCCATCACGACCAAAAGCTTGATTTGATCTAACTAAAGAGTTTCTTTCTTTTAATGTCCAGATAGCCATTAGATTTTATCTCCCGATTTATATTCCATTGTTCAAACCCCCATGTCCATTTGTTCCACAACCTACATTACCTCTTGCTTCTGTAAGATTTCCAAAATCAGGAGCAGCACCACCAGTTGCAATTTCCATAGATTCTACTACATTACTATAAGCAGGAACAGTATTACCACCACCCCAAAGTGCTCTTACTGAATTACTACCTGCAGCTGCACCATATCTGGCTGTTAAATCTCCGAAATTATTAGCATTACCTTGTGAGGCAATTGTTATAAATTGTGCTGTGGAAACAGCAGCTGAAACATATCCAGCGCCTGTTATACCTCTTGTAGATGAACCACAACTTGAAACTGATCCTGTAGCAGCAGTTAAATCTCCGAAGTCTAATGCATTACCTGTTGTTGCAATTTCCACATAATCAATAACATTTTGTGAAGCTGGAACTTGTCCACCTGTAAAACAGGCTCTCGTAGGAGATGATGAATGATTACCATGATTTCTTCTTGCAACTGTTAAATCTCCAAAGTCTGTACCGTCACCTAATGTTGCCATAGTTATATATTCAATATTGTTTATATCAGGTGAACCATCTCCACCAGAAAATAATCCTCTTGTTGAACTTGCAGCTCCACCTCTAAAAAAAGCACCAGTTGCCATATCACCAAAATCTGCGGAGTTTCCTGTTGTGTCAATTTGAACAAAGTCTATAACTCGTGATGGACTCGCTGATGAGGCAAAAAATGCTCTTGTATGACTACCAAATCCTCCAGCAGCTTCATAAGCTCCTTGTAAATTTCCAAAGTCACTAGCGTTTCCTGCTGTTGCAATTGTCACATAGTCCATAACGTTTGATCCACCTACATCACCTTCATTACCACCAGCAAATACAGCTCGTTGACCTATATAACGCCAAAGACCACTTTTACGAGCATCGGAAATATCTTTCATTTTCCATACGCCTTGAATATCGTCTAATTGTGGATAGTTCGCCATTTAAAATTCCTTAAAATACTATGATGTTTTTTTTGTCCAAATAGCATTAGCAGCAGTTGTTTGATTAAATGCAACTCTAGTACCATCTGAATCTAATTCTTCTGTTGTCCAACTAGATGTGTAAGTATCTAAATAAGTTTTAATCGCAGCTGCATTTGCAAATACACCTAGACCTTCTTCAGATGAACCGTCAACAGTTGCACCTATTAAGTCCCAATCTTGTGGTGAAGCATTACTATTTGCTTTTGGATAATAACCACCGTCATCTATATAAGTAGGAATTGTTCCTTCAGCAGTTAGGTTATACTTGATTATCTTGTTCGCCATCTTTTTTCTCTCCTGTTAATAACTTTGTGTTTAACGAATCTTCATCATATAATGTAAATCCTCTTCT